AGAATATGCAGGGTAAAGAGCATATTCCTACAGAAGAAACTAGAAAGCTAGTCCGAAGCCTTAGTGCTGTAGGGATTAAATATGTAGATATTGCTGGCAAGCTAGAGATTAGCGATGACACTCTGGTCAAGCACTACAAGAAGGATTTAGAGGATGGTCGGACAGATGCCAATGCATCTATCGGGCAGACATTGTTTCAGCAGGCTAAAAATGGCAACACAGCAGCAGCTATATTCTGGTTAAAGACTAGGGCTGGATGGAAAGAAACAAATGCTGTAGAGCATTCAGGTGAGGTCGGTGTCAAGTGGTTAGAGTAGTAACCATACCCTACAAGCCAAGAGAACCGCAAAAGATAATCCATAATGCGATGGATGGACACCGCTTTGTAGTTGGTGTGGCACATCGTAGGATGGGCAAGACAGTCGCAGCACTCAATCAGCTTATTAAGAGTGCTATGAAGAACGAGAAGCCAAACCCTCGGTATGCGTATATCGCGCCAACATATAGCCAGGCTAAAAGGGTGGCATGGGATTACCTTACTGAGTTTGTAAGACCACTAGAGGCTACTGCTAATATTGCTGAACTAAGAGTAGACTTCTTTGGTAGAAGAATACAGTTGTACGGCTCTGATAACCCAGATTCTTTGCGCGGACAGTATTTTGATGGTGTAGTTCTAGACGAAATTGGCGATCAAAACCCTAAGATATGGAATGAGATCATCAGACCAGCTTTAGCAGACCGCAAGGGGTTCTGCCTGTTTATCGGCACACCAAAGGGCAATAACCACTTCAAGGACTTGTTCGACAGAGCAACCCAAGAAGAAGGATGGTCAGCACTACAGTTCAGAGCAAGCGAAACAAAGCTGATCGATGATGATGAACTCTGGGCAGCCAAGAAGGAGATGGGCGAGGATAAGTACAACCAAGAGTTTGAGTGTAGTTTTAACGCAGCAGTAGAAGGAAGTTACTACGGCAAACTCTTAAACGAGTCAGAAGAAAAAGGTAGGATGTGTCCAATAGACAGAGATGATCTGTGTAGGACATATGTAGCATGGGATCTCGGAATGGGAGACTCTACCGCCCTTTGGATTGCCCAAGCAACAGGACAAGAAGTAAGACTCATGGATTATGTAGAGAATCATGGTCAAGGACTCGATTGGTATGTCAATTGGCTAAAAGATAACAAGTGGGAGAAAGCAGAGCAACTCCTACCGCATGATGTAGAAGTAAGAGAATTAGGCACAGGCAAGAGCAGATTGGAAGTGTTGAGAGAAGCTGGACTAGATGTTCGGGTTCTGCCAAGACTTTCTGTAGATGATGGTATTCAGGCAGTTCGTAGACTCCTACCGAGATGTTGGTTTAACATGCCACAGGTAAAGCAAGGGCTAGACTGTCTTAGGAACTATAGGCGCGATTACGATGAAAAGCGTAATGTCTTTTTCGACAAGCCAATGCACGATTGGGCAAGTCATGGATCAGACTCGTTTAGGTATCTTGCATTAGGAATGGAACAAAACACTACTTGGTCGCAACCGATAACAGTAAAAACTTCATGGATCGTATAAATGGATGAACAAAAACTAAAGGTCATTCTCGAAGCAGAGATAGACGATTCTATCGGCTATGTAGAGACCGAGACAGTAGAGCAACGCACAAAGGCGATTAACTACTACAACCGAGTCGAATATGGCAACGAGGTAGAAGGTCGTTCTAAGATCGTAACAGGCGAGGTAGCCGAGGTCGTAGATGGTGCATTACCTCAACTTATGCGTATCTTTGCTGGATCAGACGAGTTAGGTCGGTTCGAGCCCAGGATGCCAGGAGACGAGGAGTTTGCCAAGCAAGCTACCGAACTTACAAACTATGTGTTTTTTAACGATAACGATGGTGTCATCATCTTGCACGATTGGATGAAGGATGCACTTCTACAAAAGAATGGAATCGTTAAGTATTGGTGGGAAGATAGCGAAGATCCTACTAAGGAAGAATACAAAGGACTAAACGCAGAAGAATTAACACTTCTGTTTGCTGATGGCGAGATGGAACTAATCAGCCAAGAGACAGAGGAAGTCGGCATAGACCCAATGGGTATGCCTATCCTTTCTTACAATGTAGTTATCAAAAAGAAAAAAGAAGTCGGCAAGGTCTGTATCGAGAATGTGCCACCAGAGGAGTTCTTAATTGCCAAGCGCGATAAGAACCTTAAAAATGCTCGTTTTGTAGCACATCGCACAGTTAAGACTCGTTCAGACTTAATCGCTATGGGCTATCCACAAGATCAAGTGGACAAGATGCCAGCGTACAACGACTTAACTTACACTCCTGAAAGAGTAGCAAGGTTCTCCCAAGGTGAGATGCCAGACGAGACACAGAGCCTAGACTTCTCAATGCAAGAGGTAGAAGTATTTGAGTGCTATATTCGTACCGACTTTGATGGTGATGGGATTGCAGAACTACGCAAGGTAGTCTATGCAGGTAGTGAGATTATTGATAACGAGGAAACAGATCACATTCCTTTTGCAAGCATCTGCCCTATTCCTATGCCACACAAGTTCTTTGGTCAGAGTCTAGCAGACAGAGCAATGGACATACAGCTTATCAAGTCTACAATTACTCGTCAGATTTTAGATAACCTGTACCTAACCAATATGCCTAGGGTTACAGCCTTAGATGGACAAGTAAACCTAGATGACCTATTAACTTCATCACCTGGCGGTGTAGTGCGGATCAAGTCTCAGGGCGCGGTACAGCCATTATCTGTGCCAGCAACAGCATCACAGTCGTTCCCAATGCTTGATTACATGGATCAAGTATTGCAAAAGCGTTCAGGTGTTACTTCTACAAGCCAAGGATTAGATCCTAACATTCTACAAAACACCACCGCTACAGCAATCGCAGCGATGCAACAAGCAGGTTCTGGTCGTATAGAGATGATTGCTCGTATCTTTGCCGATACGGGTGTAAAAGACTTATTTGCAGGCATTTTCCACTTGATCCTAAAGTATCAGGACAAGCCAAGGGTCATTCGTTTACGAGGCAAGTATGTCTCTATCGACCCAAGAGAGTGGAAAAACAACTACGATGTAACAGTCAATGTCGGTTTAGGCACAGGTAGCCAAGATCAGAAGATGGCTATGGCAGCGATGGTGATGCAGAAACAAGAGCAGATTCTGTCAACCCAAGGCTTTGCTAATCCGTTAGTAAGCGTGGGTCAGTATCGCAACACTCTTGGTAAATTTATTGAGGCAGCAGGGTACAAAGACTCAATGGAGTTCTTTAAGGAGATTCCACCAGAGCTAGACCAACAGTTGTCTCAGCCACAACCACCTCAAGCACAGCCTAACCCTGCGTTAGATGCACTCATGGCACAGACACAGGCACAGATCGAAGTAGACAGAGCCAAAGCCCTAAACGATATAGAAATCGCTAAGGCTAAAGCACAAGCATCTATCCAACTCGAAAGAGAGAAAGCTGCTGCAAACCTAGAACTCAAGACAGCAGAGTTCCAAGCAGAGGCTCAGTTAAAAGCAGCACAAGTAGGAGCTAAACTTACAGGGGATGTCAGGATACCTGGATGAGCCGAGTAGATAGAGCTAAAACATTATTAGGTGATGAGTTTTTCCAAGAGTTAATACAGGCTCAGAAAGACTCATTTAAGTCGTATATCTTTAGTTCTGCCGAACATGATGTAGAAGGCAGAGAGAAAGCCTTAGTAAAACTAAAGGCACTAGAGGAATTTGAAGCATCAATTCAATCAATCGCCCACAATGGCGAAATTGAAAAGAAGCGTGTAAAGGTTTTTTAACCAACCATAGAGGTAAAAAATGAGTGAAAACACCAACCCACAAGGGAGTGTAGACAATTCTGTATCAGGTGCAGCTAATGCATTTATGTCTTTTCTTGAACCACAAGCGGAGGAGGCGAAAGCCCAACCAGAACCTAGTGCAGAGCAACAGGTAGAGTATTCTGATGCGTCAGAGTTCGAGGAGCAAGATGTAAGTGCAGAAGAAGCTGAAAGCCAAGAAGAAGTTGTAGAGGAACAACCGCGCTACCGAGTTAAAGTCTCTGGTGAAGAAGTGGAAGTTAGCCTTGATGAACTTTTGAATGGCTACAGTAGGACTGCCGATTATCAGAAGAAAACTCAATCTTTAGCGGAACAACGCAAGGCTGTAGAAGCCGAACGAGTAAAGATTGATGAAGCAGCAAAGACTAGAGAAACATATGCCCAACGACTCCAAGTCATCGAGCAATTGTTACAGCAACAGGATCAAGGTCAAGACTTAGCATCACTTAAGTCAGAAGATCCGATTGCCTACGCAGTTGCTATGGCAGAGAAGATGGAACGAGATAAGCAGTTGCAAGCGGTACAGATGGAAAGACAGCGAGTTCAACAAGAACAGCAGTCTCACCAACAGATCCAGTTGCAAAAGCATATCCAAGCAGAACAGGCAAAACTTGTAGAGGCTATCCCAGAGTTTAAGGATGATGTGAAAGCCGAAGTAATCCGTAGAGACATACGCAATTATGCTAAGTCCCAAGGATTTACAGATCAAGAGTTGTCTCAGGTTTACGACAGTCGCGCTGTATTAGCCCTCTATAAAGCAGCACAGTACGATAAGTTGATGGCGAATAAAGGTGTTACTTCTAAGAAAGTAGCCAATGCGCCTAAGACGATTCGACCAGGAACTTCTAATCCGCAGAGTTCTGATAATGAAACATTTAAAAAAGAAAGAGCCGTATTACGCCAATCTGGCAATAAAAAAGATGCGGTTCGTTTATTTGAACGATTTTTATAAAGGAATTTAATCATGGCAGCATATGATCGCTATAGCGCAATCGGTGCGCGTGAGGACTTATCCGATGTCATTTATGACATTAGTCCTACCGATACCCCAATCATGTCCACCATTGGCAAAACCAAAGCAACATCGGTTACGCATGAATGGCAGACTGATAGTCTCGCAGCAGCTACTACCGCCAACGCATTAGTTGAAGGTGCAAGTGCTTCTGAGGCAACTCTTAGCCCAACAACCCGTCTCGCAAACTTAACACAGATCGTAGGTAAGACTGTTATGGTTTCTGGTACTCTCTTGGCTTCTGACCTTGCTGGTCGTAAGTCTGAGATGGCTTATCAGTTAGCCAAAGCATCTGCTGAGATCAAGCGCGACATCGAGACCATCATCACAGCAAACCAAGGTCAGACAGCAGGTTCGTCTGGTTCGTCTGCTCGTAAGATGGGTTCTTTGCTCTCGTACATCAAGACCAACACAAGCAAGAATGGTACTTCTGTTACTGGTGTAGACCCAACAACCTTGGGTGTTTCTACTCGTACTGATGGATCAACTCGTGCATTTACCGAGACCATCCTCAAGGATGTTATCGCTAAAGTGTTCTCAAGCGGTGGCACACCATCAGCATTGTTTGTCTCTCCTGCACAAAAGCAAGTAGTTTCTGCCTTTACAGGTTTGGCTGCACAACGCTATCAAGTACCTACAAGCGGTCAAGCAACCATCCTAGCTGGTGCTGATTTGTATCAGTCCGACTTTGGTGTATTGCAGATCGTTCCTAACCGCTTTATGCGTACTCGTGATGCTCTCATCCTCGATCCTGAGTATGCAGCATTAGCGTATCTGCGCCCATTCCAGACCAACGACATTGCTAAAGTAGGCGATGCAGACAAGAAACAAATCTTGGCTGAATTGACTCTCGAAGTACGCAATGAAGCTGCTCATGGTGGTGCGTTCGACTTGTCTTGATAAAATCAGGATAGTCTGTAGAATATGGGGTAGGCAAAACCTACCCCATTATTCCCAATGAAAAAACTATTAGATGTAGTAGATGGTGAAGTAAGAACAGTACATTCGGATGGAGAAGGTGGCATTATTATCCACTCCCAAACCGATTTAACCGACTTTATAGAACATACCAAGGCTCAGTACAACGAGAACTCAGGTAAAACAGGGTGGTCTGGCGAGATCATCGACAAGAAGAACAAGATAGCCTCTTTACCTTTAGCAATTATTAATGAGCTAAATGCAAAGGGGATTATGCGAGGGTTTCATATCCTCGATCAAAAAGCCCTTAAAAAGTGGCTAAATGACCCCGAAAACAGGGTTTTCCGCACTAGAGGCGGTGAAGTATGAGGATCGCTATATTGATGCCTGCTAGAGGGCAAATGGAGGTCTCTACAGCGTTTGATTTGGTGGCGATGTGTTCATATACCATTAAGACCACAAAACACGATATAGACCTGTTTACGAGTTCTGGAACGCTAATATTTGACCAAAGGAATAAACTGGTTGAAACAGCACTCGAAAACAAGGCAGATTATCTGCTCTTTGTAGATGCAGATATGCGGTTTCCAAAAGATACCTTAAAAATATTAATGGCTCACGATAAAGATATTATCGGAGTCAATGCAACTACAAGGGCAGAACCTGTTAGCCCTACTGCCAGGAATATCCATATCAATGATGATGGATCGGTAGATTGGTTAGCGGTTTACTCTAACGCAAAGTCAGGTGTAGAAAAAGTAGATGGAATTGGCTGTGGAATTATGCTTATTAAACGCAAAGTTATTGAGAAGATGGAAAAGCCATACTTCTTTTTTGAGCAACTTCTAAACAATAAGATATTAGGCGAGGACATTTACTTCTGTATCAAAGCAAGAGATGCAGGAATTGATACTTGGGTAGATCACGATCTATCTAAACAAATAAAGCATATTGGGCAGTATGTCTATGGATGGCATAACATCGAACTACCAAAAGATTAGGAAATTATGGCTTACACAAACTTTACCGATCTAAAAGCATCGGTGGCTAACTACTTAGGTCGATCTGATCTAACATCGGTTATCCCCGACTTTATTAGTTTTGCAGAGTTGCGAATGTCTAGAGACTTACGCACTCGGCAGATGTTGAAGTCAGCTACCGCACTAACAGTAAGCGGTGATGGCAAAGTAGCCTTACCTACAGACTTTTTAGAGATTCGTGATCTGCACATCCAAGGCAACCCAAGATACCCTATTACTTATATGTCTCCTAGTACATTTACTAGAGATGCACCAGCAGATGAGAGTGGTAAACCGATTTATTACACGATCCTGGCAAGCGAGTTTGAGTTAGCACCACAGCCTGACACAGCATACACATTGGAGATTCTCTACTATGCTAAACCTACTGTATTGTCTACTGGTAATGCAAGCAATGTATTTCTTGCTAATTATCCAGATGCTCTCCTCTATGCAAGTCTTTTAGAAGCAGAGCCATATCTTATTAACGATGCAAGAAGTCAAACATGGGCAACCCTGTACGACAGAGCAATTAAAAATATATCTGATGCTGACCAAAATGGTGAGTATTCGGGTGTTCCATTACAAATGCGAGTAACCTCACGATAAGGAAATAACATGGCTGAAATGTCAAACTACTTAGAAAATGCGTTAGTAAATGCAACTCTAAGAAACACAACTTACACATCTCCATCAACAGTTTATGTTGGTCTCTATACTAGCGATCCAACAGATGCTAATACAGGTACAGAGTGTACTGGCGGTTCTTATGCTCGTAAGTCTGCTACCTTTGGCGCGCCTAGCAATGGTGCATCGGTAACTTCAGCAGACATTACTTTTGACCAAGCCACAACTTCTTGGGGAACAATTACCCATATAGGTATCTTGGATGCACTTACAAGTGGCAATCTTTTGTATCACACACCGCTTACAACATCTAAGGCAATTGATACAGGCGATATTTTCAAGATTGCATCTGGTAGCCTTTCAGTTACCCTAGCCTAATGGCATTAACTCTCGAACAGTTAGATCAGTTCGGGACTTTAGAGCAAGTACCATACTCATTCGATCATACTTGGGAAACAGACGAAGTATGCGGTAATTGGAGATTAGAGGACATGGATTCTTTAGGGAATCTAGACCAACTAAAAATCTCATTTGATGACCCAGTATGGACTACTCTGTGTGTTAAGTTCCCATCTGCATCTATTACCGCAAACGCTACAGTAAGCGCGGATGGTGTTCGTCAACGCACAGGTGAGGCTATTGTTACAGCCAATGCCTCTGTCGTAGCAGCAGGACAAAGAACAAGGTCTGCTAGTGCAGACATTACCGCAGATGCAACAGCAGTTGCTAATGGTTTTGCTATACGCACATCGTCAGCAGATATAACAGCCAATGCATCTGTTACAGCCGAGGCAATCAGAGTATTGGTCGGAGAAGGAATAGTAAATGGAACAGCAACAGTTGTTGCAACAGGAAACGCAATACTGGTCGGATCTGCTGATGTCAATGCAGAAGCAAGTGTGGCAAGCACAGGTATTCGAGTTAGAACAAGCGATGCAACAATTACAGGCAATGCTTCTGTGGAATCAGAGGCTATTAGGATTAGAACATCTGTTGCAGATATTACAGGGTCGGCAACAGTAACAGCTTTAGGCGGTGTTCAATATTCTGGTGAAGGTATTATTGTTGCTAATGCTTATGTAGATGCACAAGCGCAAGCAATTTACTCTGCAAGCGGATTAATAACAGCTAATGCAACAGTAGTCGCAAGTGGCAATGTATTAGGCGATAATTGGGTAGACGAAACAGTAGGCTCAGAGACTTGGACAGGTATATCAGCTAGTTCTACAACATGGACAGCACAAACAGCAGGATCAGAGTCGTGGACAGGAATCACCGCTACAACGACAACTTGGACTCAAATATCTAGTGGAACAGAACAATGGCAATAAGTAGAATAACCTTTGGAGAGTGGACACCAGATCAGCCAGGTATTACTAATGGACTGCGTAGGGCAGAAAATGTGTACCCTAAACTTGTTGGCTATGGTGCTATACCTACTGTAGTAGATTATTCAGTATCGGCTTCTGAGAACCTAACTAATGTTGTTGCAGGTAAAACAACCGCAGGTGCTACATCAGTATTTGCTGGTGGTTCTACAAAATTATTTAAGTTAAATTCTGCAACATTAGCATTAAACAATGTATCTAAATCAGGTAATTATTCAACAGCAACAGATGAACGATGGAGATTTACACAATTTGGATCAGTTATTATTGCAGCTAATGGCAATGCAAAACTACAAGGATATAACTTAAACAGTTCTTCTTTATTTGCAGACTTAGCAGCCGATGCACCAACATCAAAATATGTAACAGTAGTGCGCGACTTTGTAGTATCTGGATATCCAAGTAGCTATCCTAATCGAGTGCAATGGTCAGCATTAGGCGATGAGTCTAGTTGGACTACATCCGCTACGACACAAGCAGACTACCAAGATATTCCTGATGGTGGCTCTATAGTCGGTGTTACTGGTGGAGAATTTGGTCTTGTCTTTATGGATCGAGCAATCCATCGAATGTCTTACATTGGTAGCCCATTAATATTTCAATTCGACAATATTAGTCGTAACTTAGGATGTTATGAGGCTAACTCAATTATTCAGTATGGTGGCACATCGTTCTTCTTAGGAGATGATGGATTTTATGCGTGTGATGGTCAAAATGTAGTGCCTATTGGAAATGAAAAAGTAAACAGATTTTTCTTTGATAATGTAGATGAAGGCACTTTATACCTTATGTCGGCTGCGGTAGATCCAAGCAAAAAACTTATTATTTGGGCATATGCTTCTGTTAGTTCTGCAACTGCTGATAGTTTGCTTATTTATAACTATCAGACACAAAGATGGACAAGTGGTACAACAACAGTTGATCGTATAGCATCTACATCTACCCCTGCTGTTACTTTAGAGGGTATGGATACTTATGGTAATTTAGACACCATTTTGACTACATTTGATAGCAGACTTTGGCTTGGTGGAAAACTACAGTTAGCTGGTGTAGATGGTGCAAAGATTGTTACATTCTCTGGTGCTAATGCTACAGCGTATATAGAAACAGGCGATATTGAAGTGCCAGGCTCTACTTCAGCAATCACGATGGTTAAACCAATCGTAGATGATGGTTCTGGATCGGTAGCATTATTGTCTCGTAGGCTTTTGTCAGAGTCCACAGCATTTAGTTCTCAGACCGCAGCAGATAGCGAAAATAGAGTGGCTGTGCGTGGTGTTGGGCGGTATCATCGTCTACAATTAACCCCTACAGGTAGTTGGACATCAGCAGTCGGAATCGACATTGATTTAAGCCCTCTAGGAACTAGGTAATGTATAGAGTTTTACCGCCATTTGGATCAGATCAGCGTGGAATTGCTGAAGTAGTCAATGGCATCATGAATGGCAAAACTAACAATACTGGTTTAATTACATTAACACAATCGTCTGCAACTACAACACTTACAGATGCCAGAATTGGCAAAGATTCAGTCATTCTTTTTACACCAACTTCTAGTCATGCAGCAGCAGAAATGGCACATTTATATATTTCTGCACAAACAAGCGGTTCAGCAACAATTACACATAGAAACACAGGTCATTCAGACCTTAATTTTCAATACATCATCGTAGGATAAAACTATGGCAACAACTACACAAACCTCGCAGATAGATCCAGCACTATTGCCCTACCTTACCCAAGGTTTAGAGAGGGCGCAGAGTCTGTTTCTTACAGGTCAGCAACCACAGTTCTTTCCTGGTCAGACCTATGTAAGCCCATCGGCTGCAACTACTGAGGCGATTGCTCAACAAGAGGCTATTGCTCGTCAGCAAAGCCCTGTTCTACAACAGGCTCAACAGGCTTATACATCGTCTTTAGGTCAGGTCGGACAAACGGCTGCTGGTGGTTTCTTAAACGCAAACCCATACCAACAAGCGATGATGGCAGCAGCTACTCGCCCACTTACTCAACAGTTTAGTGAAACAGTATTACCTGGAATTTCGAGCCTTTACAGCCGTTCTGGTCGTTTGGGTAGTGGTGCTATGGAAAGAGCATTAGGAACTGCTACAGAGGCTTATGGGCGGTCTCTAGGGGACATTACAGCCAATATCGCTGGCACACAGTATCAACAGGAAAGAGGACTACAGCAACAAGCACAATTAGCCCAAGCTCAGTTAGCTGGATATGCACCTCAGTTCTACAGTCAGCAATTCTTACCTTCTCAGACACTAGCCCAAGTTGGCGCGCAGCAAGAGGCAATCGCTGCACAACCTCTACAAGAGCAGTTGGCTCGGTATCAGTTTGGTCAACAATTACCTTACCAACAACTCCAAGGCTATCTATCGTCTGTTTATGGCACTCCATTAGGAAGTTATGGCACACAGACAACTAACGCGCCCACCTATCAGAATCGTGGTGCTGGAGTCCTTGGAGGCGCAATAGCAGGTGGTTTAGGTGGTTACGCACTAGGTCAGATTCCTGGTGTTTCTGGATTCTTTGGCAATCAATACGCTGCACCAGTATTAGGTGCATTAGGCGGTGGTTTATTAGGCGGTGGATTGTTCTGATAATAGAAAAACTTAGTCTACATCGGTTAGAGGAGTTTTTTGAACTGGTTACCAAAATGGTAGCCGAGGCAGAGTTTTCTTACGCAGTACCTGAGAAGCACAAGATTCTACATTTATTTAAGAACCCTAATGCAGTAGGCTTTATCGCAATAGAACACAACAAAATTGTTGGGTTTATATCTGGTCTAGCACACGAATACTTTTTTAGTAATCGTAAGCGAGTTAGCGATCTAGGGTTCTTTGTATTACCTGAGTATCGAGGTAGTAGAGTGGCACTCAAACTAGTAAAATCACTAGAAACATGGGCTAAAGATATGGGTGTAGATGATCTGCATCTAGGACAGACAACAGCAGTAGACATGGATAAAACCAGACAGTTTTATGAAAGACTAGGTTATAAAACTGTTGGCTTTAACACAGTCAAACACTTAAAGGATTAATTATGTGTGGTGGATTCGTAGGCGATGTTGCTAGTGCTGTTGGTAGCGCGGTAGAAGATGTCGGTCAGTTTGCTGGTAATTTTGTAGAAAACCAACTACAAGAAATAAAAAATGATCCTGTAAAAGCTGTTGCTAAAGCTACTGCTGTTGCTACTGGACACCCAGAATTAATACCAATTATAGAAGGTGTAGATACAGTACAAGAAGGTGGTAGTTTAGAACAAGGTCTTTTATCTGCTGGCAAGGCTTACGCAGGACAACAGATTGGTGCTGAATTAGGCAGTCAATTTGGTGAGGGTGGGTATGGCACAGGCGAAGATTTCAATATGGGTAGGTTTAATACAGGCGAAGATTTCAACATGGGAGTCTCGCTTGGAGATGCCGATATACAAGAAGGTGGTTTTTATGGCGGTGGTGCAACACCACAAGCAACCATCATACCTGGCGAACTAGGCGATATTATCCTAGACGCTAGTGGCAATGTAGTTACATCATCGGGTGCTGACATACTACCAGGCTCAACTGGTTTTAATATTTCTCCTATGCAAGCCCTACAAGGCTTACGAGGTGCAAGCGGTTTATTAGGTGGTAGACAGCAACCACAAGTAATACCACAAATGCAGATGGGTAGTAGAACACAGATGCCACAAGGAGCAGTAGATTACTCAGGCATTTATAACTTATTGGCTCTACAGAGAGCAAGAAATCCAAATTCTTTACTAGGATAAATTATGGCAATTGATCTATCAGCTTTATTCGGACAGCAACCAGACTATTCTGCTTTCTTACCAGATGCAGAAAAGCAACGGATGCAATCTAATGCTACTCAAACAGCAGCACTAAACGCTGCTATTGCCTTATTAGGAGCATCTGGCAGAACAAGAGAGCCAATTAGTACAGGACAAATCTTTGGAGGTGCGTTGAGTGAGGCTCAAAAAGGCTATCAATCGAGCATGGACAGAGGTTTGCAAGAACTTTTGACAGGTATAAAAATAAGAGAATCATTAGCAGGAAAATCGCCAGAATTATCTAAAGAACAACAGCAGTATGCTTTCCAAAAATATGGAAAAGCTAAATTTATTGATTTAGATAAACCTCAACAATTAGATGTTTTAGAATTCGGTCAAACACCAGATGTAAATAAAGCACTAGAGCAACATATTAGTGCGCAAAAATTATTATCAGAAACAGGAATAGATTTGACAGCAACCACTTTAGAGAATTTAAAAAGGGCGCAACGCTACACTCAAAGCAGTCCTGCTCCTAATGTTCCAGTTGTTACACCCCAAGTAAGAAACTTTAAGGACAAATAAAATGTCTAGTAAATATGTTGTTTTATCAGATGGTACTATTGCAGAGTTTGCGCCAACAAAATCTTTAACAGAAATTGACACAATCTTATCAAAAGACAATTTAAGTAGAAATAAGAATTTTCCAACATTTTCAGATCCTACAAAATTGCCTTCACCAATATCTTCTGCCTCATCAAGCGTAACCGCAACATTTGTTGGTAATCCTGCATTAGCAAATTTACCTGCTGCAAAACAAATTGAGTTAAGAACAAAAGAAGCAGAGGAACAATTAAAAGCTCAAAGAGCTTTACCTCAAGCAATACAAACAGCAAAAGAAACAGTTGAAACTGTAGACAAGCTGTTAAAACATCCAGGGTTTGAATATTTAGTAGGTTTTGGTGCTCCATTTGCAACCTCAAGGTTATATTCTGGAACTCCAGTTGCAGGTGCTAATGCATTGTTAGAACAAATAAAAGGAAAAACATTCCTTGAGGCATTCCAAACCCTTAAAGGTGGTGGACAGATTACAGAACAAGAAGGTGCAAAAGCACAGGCTGCTCTTAATAGAATGAGTGCAAACATTAGTGAAAAAGATTTTAAAGAGGCTGCTTTTGATTTTACAAGCTCAATTCAAGCTGCAATAGATCGTGCTTCTAAGAGTGCTGGTAAACCAAGCGTAGATATTAAACCTTCTTTGCCACCAGGTGTAACTGTTACGCCCATTAATAAATAATAGGAAAATACAATGCCAAGCTATGAAGTCAAAATACCTAATAAAGGATCTTTTGAAGTAAATTCTGACAAAGAATTGACTGAAGCACAGGCTTATCAATACGCTTTAATACAAGCAAATAAATTGCCTGATGTAAAAGAACCATTAACTGCTGGTCAAGTAGCAACTGGTGCAGTAACAAACTTTCCATCGTCTTTTGCAAATTTAATTGGCAATATTTATCAGGCTGTAACCAGTCCAGTAGAGACAGTTAAATCTGTTTTAGATGTAGGTGCAGGAGCATTGCAAAATGTATTGCCTGAAAAATTTGTTCAGTTTGTTGGAGAAGATAAACAGTCTAGAGAAATGGCTCGTAAAGTTGGTGAGTTTTATGCAGAACGATATGGCACAGGAGAAGGTCTAAAAAAGGCTGTTGCCGAAGATCCTGCTGGTGTATTGGCTGATCTATCTACAGTTCTTACAGGTGGTGCTACAGTCGCGCCAAGAATTGTTGCTCAACCATTAACTAGAATTGCAAGCACTATTGATCCATTGGCTGTTACTGCTCGTGCTACAGGTGCTACTGCAAAAGGTGCTGGTAACATTTTAAGTTCATACATAGGTGCAACCACAGGTGCAGGTAAGGAAGCTATTACTCAAGCATTTGAAGCTGGTCGCAAAGGTGGAGAAGCAGCAGAACAATTTAGAGTAAACATTAGTGGTAAAGCAGATCAAACAGAAGTTGTAGATATTGCAAAAAGAAATTTAGAAGAATTAAATCGTAAAAAATTAAAAGAATATCGGTCTGGAATGATTGATATTAAAAATGATAAAACAATATTAGGTTTTAATGATATTGACAAAGCAATACAAAATGCAACAAAAAAAGTAACTTATAAAGGTCAAATAACTAACAAGACTGCTGCTGAAAAATTACAAGATGTTCAGGATAAAGTAAGCAATTGGAAATCTCTTAATTCAGCAGACTTTCATACTCCAGAAGGTTTGGATGCATTAAAAAAACAGATTGGTGAAACTTTAGAAACAATAGACTTTAAAACAGAAAAAGTCGCTTATTCAGCAGTTAGCGATATTTATAATTCTGTTAAAGCTTCCATACAAAAACAAGCACCTACATATGCTAAAACAATGAAAGCATATACAGAGGCAAGCGACCAAATTAAAGAAATACAAAAAACATTAAGTTTAGATAGAAACGCATCCGTAGATACTCAATTAAGAAAACTGACAAGTTTGATGCGAGATAATGTTCAAACAAACTTTGGTCAAAGAGTAAAACTAGGAAAACAACTAGAAGAAGCAGGCGGTGAAATATTTATGCCTGGTATTGCAGGTCAAGCACTTTCTAGTATTACACCAAGAGCAATACAAGGTGCATTAACATTGCCAACCAGTCTTGCTGGTTATTCTGTTGGTGGGCTTCCTGCTGTAGCAACAAGTCTATTAACTTCTTCACCAAGAGCAATGGGAGAAACAGCGTTTGCAACTGGTCTTGCTGCAAGAGGAGCAGATCAACTTGGTAGAAGAATACCATTTGCAACTAATCCAGTTCCATACAATCTTTTGTATCAAGGTGGTCAAATGCAAGGTTTATTGGGCGAATAAAGTCTTTATAATTAAGGAAAATCATGGCATACACAAAATATTCTCTAACCCCTGCTAATAACAATGCTGCACCGCCAGATGGTGCGCCAGAAGGGATGCTCCCATCAGCAGTAAACGATACTATGCGCGATATGATGGCGCAGATCCGAGACTGTGGAGATGGTATTCGGGATGGCACATATACCATGACTGCACCTAAGATTACAGGTGGATCAATTACTGGCATCACATTTAGCTCTATTGTAGTAACTGGTGGCTCTATTACAGGCATTACCGATCTAGCAGTAGCCGATGGTGGAACAGGTGCTTCTTCTTTAGCGGCAGCTTCTATTGCTACTGTAGGCTATACAACTACAGCAACAGCAGCAGGAACTACAACCCTGACTGTTTCTAGCAACTGTTTACAATTCTTTACTGGAACAACTACACAAACTGTAGTTTTACCTGTTGCATCGACATTGACAGCAGGACAAAGATTTGAAATCCATAACAATTCTACAGGCAACATTACTGTTAATTCTTCTGGAGGCAATCTAGTAGCAACAGTTCTACCTTCATATACAACAGTCTGTACTTGTATCTTAACTTCTGGAACTTCTGCTGCATCTTGGGATGCTGATATTCAAGGATTTACAAGCCTGTCTGGTGCTAATATTGCAGTCCTTAATTCTGCACAATCATTTACTGCTGCACAGCGTGGATCAATCTCTACATTAACAGATGGCGCAACTATTACTCCTGATTTTGCTTTGGCAAACAACTATACAGTTACTTTGGGCGGTAATCGGACATTGGCTAACCCAACCAACCTAACTGCTGGTCAGTCTGGTTCAATCTTTGTTGTGCAAGATGGCACAGGAAGTCGAACATTAGCTTATGGTTCTTTTTGGGATTTTATTGGTGGAACAGCACCTACATTAAGCACAGCAGCTAATTCTGTAGACCGAATCGACTATGTAGTTCGGACAACAGGATCTATTCATGCAGTATTTACAGCAAACTACAGCTAAGGTAGATAATGTCAATCATTAATTCTCAACCTCTTATCGGTGCTTCTGGTCAAGGCGGTTATTTCTTAACCAAATCTCTACGCTTTCGGTCTAGTGCTTCTGCTTATTTAAATAGGACTCAAGGAACATCTACAAACCAATCCATTGGCACTTGGTCATTTTGGGTTAAAAGAGGAACATTAGGAACTATTCAAAGATTGTTTGAGGGCTACACAGCGTCAAGCGATACTGGTGTTGCTGAATTTGAATTTGGTTCAGATAACTGTTTTTATGTTGGTGGCTGGACAGTAAATTATAGAGTTACAACTCAAGTCTTTCGTGATCCGTCTGCTTGGTATCACTTTGTTGTAACCATTGATACAACACAAGCAACTGCAAACAATAGAGTTAGAGTTTATGTTAATGGCTCAGAAGTAACTGCATTTAGCACAACAAATAATCCATCACAAAATTCAACATTTGGGTTAAACAACAATTCGGCTGCTTTGCAAATTGGTCGCAGACGCAATGTAAGTAGCAATGATAGCTTTTTTGATGGCTACATGACCGAAATAAACTTCATTGATGGTCAAGCCCTAACCCCATCCTCATTTGGTGAAACATCTACAACCACAGGTGTATGGATTCCTAAGAAATACACAGGCACTTATGGCACTAATGGATTCTATTTACCATTTACTAATACTGCATCTACATCAACACTAGGAACAGACTTCTCAGGTAACAGTAATACTTGGACAGTTAATAACATCAGCCTAACTAGCGGTTCTACATACGACAGTATGAATGATGTGCCGACCAACACGAACTTAAATACGGCTAATTATGCGGTGATTAATCCGTTAGATGGTGTGCAATATGGTGGTATAAAACCAGTTTGCACCAATGGAAATTTGACCGCTACTGGCGGTGCGACAACTGCAAATGGTGTTTCAACAATAGCTTTAACAACAGGCAAGTGGTATGTTGAATTTACTGTTGGCACTATTACAGCACCATCAACTAATTTAATGTGGTTTGGTTGCCAAGATATTTTAGGTTTTACAGGTAATGGTTCTGGCTATAACAATAGTGGGCAAATTTTTTGCAACGGAACATTACAAGGCACATACGCCACCTTTACAACTAACGATATTATTGGATGTGCATTTGATATTACAAACAACCAAGTGTCTTTTTACAAAAATGGAACGCAAATTGGAACAACTGGAACATTAGGTGTAACAACAAAACAATACATTATTTGGACACAAATAAACAGTAGCGCAGATTTCTCTAATGTAAACTTCGGTCAAAGACCATTCGCCTACACACCCCCAACAGGCTTTGTAGCACTAAACACTTATAACTTACCTACTCCTACTATTGGTGCTACTGCATCTAGTCAGGCGAATAGGTATTTTGATGCTTTACTTTACACAGGCAATGGCTCTGCTTCACAAAGAACAGACATTTCTTGGGCAAATATGCAGCCTGATATGGTGTGGATTAAGAACAGAACATCCGCAAACAATCATGTATTGCATGATGATATTAGGGGAACAAATGCCGCATTACAGCCTAATTTAACCAATGCAACAGATAGTCCAGTAGGCTTTGGAACTGACGGATTTGGGTTTGATGGTGTAGGAAACCAATTAAGAATATTTACTTCTGATGGTCGCTACAACACGAATGGAAATGCTTATGTAACTTGGGGCTGGAAAGGCTCTGGTGCGGCTGGAGTAACCAACACAGCAGGCTCTATTACATCTACAGTAAGTGCTAATACAACTGCTGGATTTAGTATTGCAACATTTACAACTCCATCAAGCGGAACTTCATCTTTTGGTCATGGACTTGGTGTTACTCCAGCTTTTGTTATTGTTAAAGGCAGGTCTGGTGGTAATTGGCTTTGTGAACACATATCAACTGGTTCTCAATATTTAATACTAAATGGAACAGGTGCAGCGGTAACAGATTCAACAGTATTTAATTCAACCCCAACATCTACAGTTGTTAACCTTGGAACTGGATTTGCTAATGCAAATTTTGTAGCCTACTGCTTTGCACCTGTCGCTGGCTATAGTGCATTTGGCTCATACACAGGTAATGGTTCTACAGATGGTGCGTTTATCTTTACTGGGTTTAGACCTAGGTTTGTTATTATAAAAGGTTCAGATTATGCTGGTGCAGATTGGGTAATGTATGATGCAGCAAGAAATACTTACAATGCTTTAACTTCTGAGCTTAACCCAAATAGTTCAGCTTCTGAAAATAACTTCTCAGGCACTGCAAGAATGGACTTTTTATCAAATGGCATAAAAATAAAAACAGCAGGTGCTGGCTTAAATGCTAGTGGATATACTTACATATACATGGCTTTTGCCGAAAACCCCTTTAAATACAGCAATGCTCGCTAGGAGAAACAGAAATGCCTTTTAAACTCGGAACAAAGACTATCCAACTGGATACTCCATTCACACACAATGAAATTCAATACCCCTCTAACTGGGTTCGTTTGGCTTCGGAAGAAGATAAGTCTGCTATCGGTATGACTTGGGAAGCTGATGCTGTTAGAGCCGATGACAGATATTATTGGGATGGTGACATCAACAACCCTAAAGCTCTAGAAGATAAAGAAGAATCCGATGAAAACGGCAATCCGCTTTATGTCAAAGTTTTAGGCGTGGTAGATGGCAAGCCAGCAATGGTTGATAGCACAGAGAGATTAGTTACTAAAGGCTTGAAGTCTAACTTTATCGCCCAAGTAAAGAATACTGCTGGTTCTATCCTCGCACAGACTGATTGGATGGTAATCCGCAAGGCTGAGAGAAATGTAGATATTCCTAGTTCTGTCGCTACCTATCGTGCAAGCGTAGTAGCAAAGGCTACTGAGTTAGAAACAGCGATTAGTGCGGTAACAACTGTAGAGCAATTGATTGCTTTAGATATGTCTTTTCCATCGGATAAATAATGGCAACGATTGACAAAAACGAGGCAGCATTGTCTGCACACGAGGCTATCTGTGCTGAACGCTATACAGGTATCAATGCCAGGTTAAAACGCTTAGAACAGATCCTAATTGGCTCTGCTGGCTTTATTATTGCCATCCTACTTACTCTTGTTCTAAAACTAAACTAACTATGAACCATGTCCGATCAATTTGGGTTTTTGGAGGGCGCAAAGTCTTTTAGCGAAAGCGTAAAGACAGGAAAAGAGGCTGGCAAGGCTATTGGTTCGTCTATCGAGGATGTCCAGAAAGAGGCAGCCTCGGTAGCACAACAGAAAGCCTTAGAACGCAGAAGGCAGATTAGAGAAGCAGAAGTCTTAAAAGAGCAGTATTTCAAACGAGCCATGATCCAATGGCAAAAACAAGAAGATATAAGAATAAAAGAAGAACAGGTCAAGAAAGACTTTGTTAAACATCATGGTCAAAAACGATGGTCAGAAGTAGAAGCCATCAAACTTAAGATTGAAAAACAAGAGAAGGAAATAGAAAATGAATTTAGGAAAGATTTGGCAGAAGTTAGGCGAGTTATGTGGATGTGTTATGCGGTGGCTGCGGTCATCGCTTGGTATCTAACTTGGGGTCATAAATGATTACTTTATTCACTACACTTATTTCTTTTCTTACTGGTGGCTTACCTAGCCTCTTAGGATTCTTCCAAGACAAGTCCGACAAGAAACACGAACTAGAACTTGCTAGACTCCAGACCGAAAGAGAAATGGAGTTATTAGAAAAAGGTTACGCTGCCCAAGCGCGAGTAGAAGAAATAAGAACCGAGCAAGTCGCTATGCAGACCCAAGTACAAGAAAGACAATCTTTGTACGCACACGATATAGAAATCGGTAAAGGTGCTGCACAATGGGTAACAAACGCTAGGGCGATGGTTAGACCAGCCATTACCTATGGTCTATTCCTAATGTTTGCTTTTGTAGAAGTGTTTGGATTTTGGTTTGCTTATCATAAAGATGTGCCATTCGATGTAGCACTTAATCTCCTATGGGATGATGAGACTCAGATCATCTGGGCATCGGTAGTCTCTTTCTGGTTTGGTACACAGGCTTTCAAAAAGTGATTGATAAAAAAGTATTAGATCTTATCGTGCATCACGAGGGCTGCAAATTGCGACCTTACCAATGCCCTGCACTACTTTGGACTGTCGGTGTCGGTCATGTCATAGATCCTAACCATGCTAAAGTACCATTAGCAGAACGAAAGGCTCTGCCTATCCCTAGCGGATGGGATCGAGTCTTAACAATGGGGGAAGTAGATGAAATTCTTGCTAAAGATTTGGCGCGATTTGAAAGCGGAGTTCAACGATTATGTCCTAGTGGGCTTACTCCTGGTCGGTTTGGCGCACTTGTGTCTTTCGCCTTCAATGTTGGACTCGGTAATCTCCAAAATTCTACCCTTCGGATGAAACATAATCGGGGTGAGTTTGAGGATGCTGCCGAGGAGTTCTTAAAATGGAATAAGGCAGGCGGTAAGGAGTTAAAAGGACTTACCAATAGAAGGAAAGACGAAAAGGCTTTATACCTCTCATAGAATCTTGCCATACTTAAATAAGGTGTTCTTATCTACTAAGAAAGCCTTTTTGATCTGACTATCCCCCTCTCCTATAAATTCTACATACTGTAGCTTACTTAGGAAGATGCACTTAAATATGTGCTTGACAGGCATGATGACAAACATCTGTCCATCGTAGAAAACCCAGTAATCAGCTTGGGTAGCCATTAACCCTGAGTCTTTCCCATACATCTCTATCTCTACAACGATATTGCCTGTTCTTTGGCTCATCGGGTCAAACTTCACCTCGACTGCTTTATCTATCTCTGGTATCCATATATCGTACCCCTTAAAAGCGTTTACAAGGGTCGCACAAGGGTATTTCTTGCGTAGGATAGCCAAGACCCTTTCCTCTATCTCCAAACCCCTCTGTAAGTCGTTTTGAAAGGTCATAAAGCCACCCTGATCGGTAGGGGGGTGGCACTCCTTGAAAGGGTGTAGCATTGCGCTACTAATGCCGATCTCATCGGGGGTTACATACAGCTAACTACATTACCGCAAACAGTACAAGTGGTTATCTTGCCACCCACTATTATAGTGGTGGTTTGACAAGCATACGCACTAGCCATTAGTAACATATATGTTACTACTCCAACAGTTATCTTTTTCATTGTTTTCTCCTAAAAGGGAATGTCATCTTCAATACCGCTACTCTTAGGCAACTCATCATCGCCCTTGGGTGTAAAGCCTTTCTGTTTCGGATCACCAATACGACCCGATAAGAACTTGCCCTTCTTGCCTTCCTTTAGCCAGGCATCAAACCAATGCTCAACTCCATTAATCTTAATAGACCCCTTGTAATCAGGGTGTTTCTCTGTGAGCTTTTTGTCGTTCTTAAATAGACTAAAGCTACCATCTTTCATCTCATAGGTCATTTCTGCCTCGCTTTTAGTTGGTTAAATAGGTCTAAGACCTCGCTTAAAAACTGCTTTACTTCTACTTCCATCGAGTCGATATACTCCTGATCCCTATCAACTCGTACTACAAACAGTTGCAAGTCCTCTGGCACTCTAGGATCGAATGACACAAAGTCGCACCATTTCGCGCCTGTACAAGCCATTTGGCATTGTA